TGGTCAGCAGGGCAAAGCCATCCGTCGCGGCGCTGCGGTAGACGGCGATCTCGCCAGGCCATGGCTTGGCACGCGCCGCGACAAACGGACGGTGCGCAGGCTGATCCTCGCGCAGCTGTGGCAGGTCCAGCAGGACCACATCCGGCGCGCCGAACACGGTGGGCGTCGACAAGGACGCAGGGCGCGGTTCACCGGGCGGTAGGTCATAGACCGCCCGGTCTTGGCGCACAGCATCGACACTGCGCAGGTCGGAGTCCGCAATAGACACCAGCCGCATTTCCGTCAGGCGGCCATCGTGGTCGAGCAGGATTACATCGCAGGAATCCAGCGCCAGGCGAGAAGGTGGCAAGCGGAACGCGGCACTTTCCCGACCGACCCACGCTTCCATCAGCGCGCGACGGCAGTGGCGTTCGGCTTCTTCGGGCGGGATGGCCATCGGGAAGCCTTCCGAAGCGATGCGGGTGGTGTCGACGGTGATGCGCCGCGCCTCGACCTGTGCCGCGTCATAATCCTCGTCTGCGCGGGCGACCTGCCACTTCAGCGACTGCGGCAACTCTGTTTCTTGCGCGCGGGTCAATTCCATCACGTCGCCTTGGGCCGAGGCCGAGGCCACCATGCTTTCGGGCGTGATGGTCAGACCGGCAATGCGGCCGCGCATCAGGAACTTGATCCGTCCCTCGCTCTCGACCGCATCGAAGCCAAAGTGCCGTGCGAGGGTGCTGATCGACGCGCGCGGGGCTTCCAGTGCCGAGATGACATAGCCCTCGACCGCGCCCCAGAGGCCGGAGACGTCGATCAATTCCTCCGGCATCCCGGCGCGAAAGCAGAGGTGCCGCACCAGCGCGGCCAAGGATACTGCGCCCAGCCGCCCGGTCAGCCAATGCCCCAGCCGCCAGTTCGGCCCGTCTGTCCAGACATCGGTCAGCTCGGGGAAAAACGGATAGGGCCGCGCATCCCAGGTCCAGGCAGCACATTCCGGCACATGCACCATGCGCGCGCCATATACAGACGATGTCGGGTTGTTCGCCGCGACACCCCAGAACAGATAGGTCGCCTCGAGATAGGCCCGCTGGATCGCATCATCCCGCCAGCCGCGCGAAAAGTAGGGTGTGAAGCTTTCCGAGGACTTCGGGTCGAAGAACACGTTCGGCTGATTGGTGCCGCGGTCAATCGCCGGGCAACCCAGTTCGGTGAACCAGACGGGTTTCGACTGCGGCACCCATGCCGTCGGCGTGCCGCTTTCCACTCCGCCTGGCCGGTTGAAATGCGGGTTTTGCCACCAGGCGAGCAAATCCTTGAAGCGGAACACCCATGGTTTGCCGACACTGCCATCGGTGATCGGAGTGCGGTTCTGCGCGGTTCGATCAAGGGCGCTGGAATAGAACCAGTCGAACCCCTCGCCGCCGGTGATGTTCGATTGCAGATAGGCCTTGTCGTAGATCGCAGGCGCCAGCGCGGCATCGGCATGATCGAACCCGTCACGCCAGTCTGACAGCGGCATGTAGTTATCGATGCCGATGAAGTTGACGTTTGCGTCCGACCAGAGCGGGTCGAGGTGGAAGAACACATCGCCGCTGCCGTCGGCAGGGTGGTGACCGAAGTACTCCGACCAGTCGGCGGCATAGCCGATCTTGGGTCCAGCGCCCAGGATTGCACGGACATCGGCGGCGAGGGACTTGAAGGCGGTGACTGCGGGATAGGTGCTGGCGCCTGAGCGGATGGTCGTCAGGCCGGGCATTTCCGATCCGATCAGGAAGGCATCCACGCCACCAGCCGCTTTGCAAAGATGGGCATAGTGCAGGATCATCCGGCGCAGGGACCATTCCCCGACCGGGCCAGTCCAGCTGACAGTGGTGCCCGACACGGCGAAGTTCGCGGGCGTCGCAGTGCCCAACAAGGATGACACTTGCGTTGCGGCCGTTGCGGTCTTGTCCACCGATCCGGTGAAACCTGCAGCGGGCGAACAGGTGATCCGTCCCCGCCATGGGAATGTCGGCTGGCCAGAGGTGGCCGCATTGGCGCTGTAGGGGCTCGGCTTCGTGTTGCCGGGCGGGACGTCCATCAGGATAAAGGGATAGAAGGTCACCCGCAGGCCGCGGGCCTTCATTTCCTGAATGGCCTGCACCACCGCGAAGTCGGCCGGGGTGCCGCCATAGACAGGACGGTCCTCGGCGTCGCGGCTAACCAGAAACGCATCCGCGCGTGCAACACCGTTCACGGACCAAGACAATGGCGTGGTGGTCTTGGCCGCCACCTCGACGCCGGGGCGCACTTTGCACGATCCTGCGCGCAGGTCATCGCCGAACCAGGCCACGACCAGGCTGACGCTTTCCACCGCTGGGGCCAGGGATTGCAACCGGTCCAGCGCAACGACGATGTCGGCAGTGTCGGTGATTGCGTTCAGGTTCTCGGCCACGGTCGTCCCACCTGAGCCGGTGGTCTTCTTGACGGGTGCGGTGGCATAGGTGAATTCGCCCGAGGCCGGGATCATCGTCACCGCCTTGATCAGTCCTTCGGCAGTGTCGGGATCCGCTAGGGAGCGAAACACCTCGAAGCTGATCTGGGGCAGCCGATTGCCAAAGGCACTGAGGTCCAGTTCCTCGAACACGACATAGGCGGTGCCGCGATAGGCCGGGGTGCTGGCCGAGCCCATTTTGGCAGCGATGAATGGGTCGGGGGCCTGCGTCTCGTTTCCAGGATACCAGCGCCAAGTGACGCCCGTCATGTCCATCGGTTTGCCGTCGGCCCAGACCCGGCCGATGCCAGTAATTTCCCCCTCGCACAGCGCCACCGCGAAACTGGCATAGTAAAGGTATTCAGTGGTCGTGACCTTTGGCCCGCTGCCCTTGCCGCCGCCCTGGCTAGTGGTGTTGACCTCCTCGCGGAAGTCGGTCGCCCAGATGATATTGCCGCCGATGCGCATGCGGCCAAAAAGACGCGGGATCACGGCCCCTTCGGTCGAGGAGGTGATGCGCAGGCTGTCGAGCCGCGTGCCCTCGATCCGTTGCGCCGGGGCGAGGGACGATACGATCCAGTTGTCGACCACCGACCCGATGGTGGAGCCGATGAAACCGCCGATGGCCGCGCCGGAAAAGCCGAGGATGGCCCCGCCAAATGCGCCGCCAATCGCGGAGCCGACGGCGCCGAGAACCAAAGTTGCCATAGATGAAAATCTCAGTTGCTGCTGGGGTGCGGAAACAGGAAGGCGAAGGCGATCTTGCGCGCCCATGTCGGGGTCAGGATTTCCTCGACGACACCGAGGCGTTCATAGGCGTGGATGAAACGGTCGGGGGCGGTCAGGATCCCGACATGCTTGGCGATGGCGCGCGGTGCCATGCGAAACAGGATCAGCGCACCCGGACCAGCTTCGGTGGCGGCGATTTCCGGCATCATCTTGCGCGCGCCTTCCGCCAGAACCTCAAGCGGACCAGTCTCACCCCAATCCCGGCTGTAGGGCGGTATGGGGAACGGCTCGTCGCCCACCACCTCGCGCCAGACACCTCGCGCCAGCCCAAGGCAATCGCAGCCGACCCCGCGCAGGCTGGCTTGATCGTGGTAGGGCGTGCCGAGCCAACCGCGGGCAGTGGCGATGACCAAGGCGGGATCAGCGCAATTCACAGCACGTTCCCTTCGTGGCCGCCGTCCTGGCTGGCATAACGCAGCCCGTTCGGCGGGCGGACAGTCCCCCGGACTGTCTGCTGATCCGCCTCACCCTGACCTGGAATGCCCATCACAGGACCGCTCCATCATGACTGCCATCCTGCGACGCATACCGGAGGACTGCATCCTGGCCGGGTACATGGGGAAAACCGCGAAAGTTGGCGACATTCGCGAACTTGGACCTGCAAGTGGCGATGCGCTTGTCGCAGCCCGCGCGGGCGATGAAACTGTCGCCCTCGGCGATCGGCAGAACTGGAGCCTCCAACAGGGTCAGAGTCGCAATGGTATCGGCTAAGCCGTGGGACAGCACCTCGGTGATACGACCCGCATTGGCACCGCTGGTCCAAGTGAGTGTGCCGGAGGTGAACCAGCCCGCGTCAAACCCGGCGAGGCCGGAGACCATGAACGCACGGTCGCGCAAAAGGTCTGTGACCACTCCGCTGCCCTTGTAGACGGCGTTTTCCAGATCGATGCCGCAGGGCGCAACGCCAAGTGCAGCATCACATCCCGCCTGAAACGTCCGCCCGACGGTCTGGCCGAGCACATGGGCAAGCGAGCGCACCTCAGCGACAAAGGCCATGCGCCCACGGCGGATTTGCCCGACTGCGCCCCGGCGCAAAAGCACGCGCTGGCTGGTGTCGGCCCAATTGACCCGCCACAGCTCGACTGCCGCATTGTCCCAGCGGCCGTCGAGGATGTCGGTTTCGGTGATGCGATCCGAAGTCAGCACGCCGGTGGCATCCTGCGCATCAACGGCCAGATCGGAACCCGCGCGGATTTCTGAAGCGGCAAACCCGCTCTCCGGCTCAAAATCGGTGCCATCGAAAGCCACCGCGCGATCATGATCAGTGAAGCCCAGCGCCACTCCGTCGGCGCGGCTGATCCGCCAGCACCAGGACAGGGTGGTTGTGCCGTCATCGAGATGGGCCTGCAGCGCGTGGGAGAGGTTTTTCATCTGCGGATCTCCAGCAACGGGATGGCGGTGATTGATCCCAGCCGCTCAAAGTCGAGGGTCACGTCGAGGGTGTCGCTGTCGAAGCGCACCGGCACATCGAATTCGAAGCCAGCGCGGACGATGACGCCTCCAGCAGGGGCGGTGGTGAAGGTGACGACACCAGTCGTCGTGTCCACGGTCCAGCCTGACATCTGCTCAACCATGCCCAGCGCCACGCGGACGGTCCCGGCCACCGGCTTGGCGATGGTCCTGACCCATGTCTGCGCGCCGGAGGTGTAGCGTTTGGCCAGTTGGAAGGTTTGCAGGCTACCGGTGCCGGTACCAATTTGCTGGTCCGTCGCGGTGATCGCCTGCGACGGCAGGGCGGATTTATAGTCGGCCCAATCCTTGTAGCGGAAGCCGTGCAAGCGACCGTTGCGGGCCTCAAAGAAGGCGACGACTACTGCCAGGTCATCCGCACGCCGGATGCCATAGGCGACATCATAGCGGCGGCGCGAGTTGGCCCAGCTGGCATTGCGCTCCTCGTC